AACTCTGAATTGGTGGCCAGCAGTTTCGAATTCTATACTAACTTCACATTCTTTGCCATTAACAGAGTTGACCAATCCAGGCTTAGATACATTTCTATGTGCCTTACCAAATAAAGCGAAAGATAATGCATCTAGAATCGTGGACTTGCCTGATCCATTAGTACCAACAATAAGTGTACTCTTACTTATATTGAGTTGTATGGTTACAGGATTGCTGCCGGTTGAAAGGAAGTTTTTGTACTTGAGTTTGTGAAACTGTATCATAATTTAATTATTCTGTGATGAATAGGATTATTGGTTCGCCGGTGGTTAGACCGTTGATAGGAAGATTGACCTTCCCTTCAGGTGGTGGTTGAGCGCCTACAAATTTCCATTTCATTCCTGCTGCTTTATCTGCTGCTGATGCGTCAAAGAACTCTTTGTGATCTGACATGAATAAACCAGCAATTAACATTACACCTAACATATGTTACCTCATTATTTAATTTTAGTGGATATTTCCACTGTGACCATTATAACACGATAATGGTATATGTACACACGTTAATTTAATTTATTTTGAGGAAGGGGGAAAGGTTCATATGGACTACGAGTATAATCCATATGAACCAGTTGTGAGGTTTACTCAGCTGGAGGGGTTACTACTTCAATAATTACAACATCCGGTAAAGGGGTTGTTACTACTGCTACAGCTTCTGGTACTGGCACTTCAATTACTTCTTCAGCCCAAAGCTTTTCAACTGTGGAACAACCTGATACTGCCAGGGCTGTTACTGCTGCTACTGCGATTACTAATTTTTTCATTACTGTATCTCCATGTCTAATGCGTCATTGTATAACGAGTTCATTAGTGTTTTAAGTTTATCTTTATCCAAGTCCGTTTTTACACCATCAATATAATTCGCCATTAAGTCAGTTGTATTTTCTATGTTTTCTATATTGGTAAGAACATTCTCACCTAAGAACTCAGAGAAATTTTCAGCTATCTTAAGTTCATGCGTATTCATCTCAGATATTCGTTCTATAAATCTATCAAACATGATGGGATCGGACTTATTCCCTACAATTACTTTAACAAACTTACTTGTACATTTATTTATATCAAAATCATCGTAGTTTGCTGTTGTATCATCATAATATATTTTTTCAAATAAAGTAAGAGGATTACGTACAGCGGTGATTTCTTGTGTATCAGTATCTAATACGTGAAAGTACTTAGCATCTCCAGCATCAGCCCAAGTGAATTCCAATTGACACCCTAAGTATCTAATGTTATCTTGTGTTGAACTTGCGTGGTAATGACCAGACAATACCTGATCATAATGCTTAAATGGTTCCTTACTCATACCGCTTCCAGCGGGTTGCTTGATACCTCTCATCATTTCAAAGTTAGCCAATTCTAAATGGGCCATTAGTATACCATTGTTCTTCTTTATGAATTCCATTGAATGCTTATGATTCTCAGGATTAATCCATGGTATGAGGTGTACATCTAATCCATCATAGTTAACCGTTGTAGGTTTCATAATGATGTTGATGTTAGATGTATAGAATCCTAATAGCTCTTTAAGAGAGCATAGATCATTTGTGTTCTTATGAAATACGTCGTGATTGCCAGGAATAATATCCATGGTCATACCATGTTGCTTCATAGGTTCTAGGAAATGCCTACGGTTTGCATGTAAAGCTTTAAAGTTTACAAACTTACGATGGTCATAGTAATCCCCTAAATGGATTATCTTCATGATATCATGCTCAGCACAATATGGAAAGAAGATTTCATTATAGAATTTCTCTTGATAGTCTATAAATATTTGTGAACTATTTCTTACACCGCAGTGGGTATCATTAAGTAGTGCTATTTTCATTTTGTTTTCCGCAGTGTGGACAATATAATTTCTTTGGTTTCCATGCATGTTCCATGGTGGCTATACTCCAATAGGAAGAACAGAAATCACATGTGAAATGCCATATGGTTTCTCTATCTACTTTCATCGCGTATAGCTTTATTGATTTCAATCACTCTTTCTAATAAGCCTAACTTACCCTTTGCTGATGTAACGAATGCTGATGTATCTTTTGGAAAACACATACCACCAAAGCCAAGCTTCAGATCAGGTCCAGGGACCATCATGTGACTACCTCCAATACGTTCATCCATAGCAACTAGTTCTGTCAACTCATCAAATCCCTCACCTGCATACAAATTGTGGAGTTCGTTAAAGAATACCACCTTTGTTGCAAGGAAACTGTTGATGGTATACTTAGCATACGCAGCGTTTTTCATCGACGTGAATTTGACCTGGTCTATAACTATGCCACACCCAAGGAACATCTCATACCAGTATCTACAATCCCCTCCACCAAATATGGCGAACTTCTGATTCAAGAATTCATCTAATGAATCAGCCTCAGTTAAAAACTCTGGGTTATATGTTAGATGTATATCATCTTTCAATGCATCCATAAGCTCAATAGATGTGGTTGACTTAAGTAGAATACGTACACATGGCATACGTTCGCGAATCTCGGCATGGTATTGTGCAACCAAAGAATCATCGCATTCACCATTAGGGCCTTGTGGTGTAGGTAAACATAGTATAACCCCATCATAATCATTTCTGTAAGGAGCATCATGCCCCACAGCCGGATCATAAATATCACAATAGTTATTACCTGCGCGGTCAGATATTCCAGCGTGGACAGCTTGACCAACCACACCGAATCCGATTATTAAAAAGTTTCTTCTCATGGGTATATTATATCATAGTTTAGTTGATTGTACATAGTATTTTTTATACCAATTAACAAATAGTTTAATGCCATCCTCAATGTTCGTGGATGGCTCATAGCCTAGCTTTTGGATCTTAGATATGTTTGCCTGAGTTGACTTAGCATCAGCTGGATGCATTGGTAAGTAATTCTTTGTTGCTACCTTTCCTAACTCACTCTCTAAGCATCCAATATAGTCCATCAATTCATTCTTCTTGCCAGATCCAATGTTATAGATCTCGTGCTGGTTATCTTGGCTTAGTAGGTTCTCTAATACAAGCTGAATACCTTGAACGATGTCATCCACGTACGTGAAGTCGCGCTGCATATCGCCATTGTTGTATATGTCAATCGCTTCATCTTTAGTTATAGAATCAGCGAATGATTGTAGTGCCATATCAGGCCTTCCGTATGGTCCGTAGACTGTAAAGAACCTTAAGCCTGCAGATACAATTTTGGAACTTGCGAACTGACACTCATTGACGTATTTGGACCACGAATAAGGGTTACTTAATTGCCCAAATATAGGAGCTACTTCAGTCCATGGTGTTATCTGTCCTTGCATTACAGAGGATGATGATGCATACACCACCGGCATATTAAGTCTCTCACACTGTGTAAGAATAGTTTGTGTGCCAGTAATGTTGTTATCAATATACGTTTGAGGGTTCTCTAATGAATGTCGTACGCCTGCATAAGCCGCCAAATGAATGACTGCATAATGCCGGTCTAATGACACATCCCGTAGATCACAATATTCTATATAGATATCGTAATCCTTTTCTAAGATCTTAGCCCTGTCACGTTTTAAATCAGAATCGTAATAGCTATTAAAGTTATCCACACCACTAACTTCATATCCTTCATCAGATAATTTCTTAGCTGTATGAAACCCTATGAAACCAGCGATGCCGGTGATATAGACCTTACGCATGGCCCATATGCAACTCTAATCCTTTCTTAACTCTGGCCTTTTCAACCTTACTAAACTCTTTTATAGCTGAGTCTGTATCCTTAACCTTTGTGATCTTCTCACGAAGTGTATCAAGGAATGATTGATCAATAGGATTGTTAATATCAATGCCAGTCATGAAGTCTTCTATATTAGCCTGTTCCATGAATCGGAACTTGATATCTGTTTGCTTCTTCTCTTTAACAATCCTTCGGATGAAAGCAAAGTAAGCAATTTGAGTAAAGTATGAGAATGCATTAGGCTTACCTGTACGGGTAGATGCATCAATGCGATAGTTGTAGATTGCTTTAAGGCAGTTCTCAACACCATCCATTACCATCTCATCACGATATGTGTATCGTACGAAGTTTGGTTTGTGGGATAGTCCTTCACAAATCTTCATAAAGCATACAGCGATATAATCGGGAACGATAGGGTTTGGTACTCCATCTTCCTTAGCTTGATTCGTTTCGGTGACGTAGTCAACCACAGCATACGAGAAATCTCTGTTGTTCACGTAATGTGGTTTGTCTCTAGGTTTAATCTTTTCAGTCATGATTGATCCTTTTGTTTAAATGTATTACTATTATAACACAGTTAAGCCACTTGTACACACTTTACACATTTTAAATTGAGAAAGATGATCCACAACCACAAGTTGTTTTAGCATTAGGGTTGCTTATTTGGAATCGTGATCCTTGCAGGTCTGCTATATAGTCTATAGTTATCCCGTCTAAGTACTGATAGCTCATTGGATCAACACGTAGTTGAACACCATTCTTTGTTACTGTGGAATCACCCTCTATTTCATTCTCATCTAACATGAAACCATATGAGAAGCCAGAACAACCACCGCCTGAAATATACACACGAAGGTTTTGGTCACCCTCTTTCATATCTGCAACACGCAATGATGCCGCATTAGTAAATTCTATATTTGCTGTATCAATATTATTCATATTTATTTACTCAGAAGTATGTACATTTGATGAAAGCATGATATAATAAGAGAGTATCTCTGCGGAGGGACAGTATAGTATTAGTGGGTAGTTGAATTACCTTTTACATGGAGAATATCTTCAATATCTATATCTTCTGAATATTCTGCAATATCTAATACCGTCCTCATATAATGTGCTTTGATATCTGTTTTAACATCTGAAGATAACAAAACATCAATTTCTTTTAGATAGTGAATAGTACTAGAAGCAAATGGTAACCAAGGAGACAAACCATATCGGTGATCATCATCAATAATCACACTCATGGGTTCTTCTATACCAATCAGATATCCTTCTGACTCTTCATCAAAGGCACGTGATAATGCAATAATAGATTCACCAGATATTAACTTATATAGTTTAACTGGAATATCATCTAATTGCAGTGGAAACTCTTGTGAATCTTCATCTATAGTATCATTCATATACTTATTTATACCAATTTAATTTCATGCATCTTAAACTTAAATCTTTCTTTGGAGTATATCCTGACGCGTTCCGCGGCATGGTCTAAGGTATAGTTTTTATTAGCCTTCCAATGTAGGTCATCAGCTATATCATAAATCTTAGTATCAATGGTAGATTTTCTCAATCCTCGTCCAATACTTTGAAGTACCCTCACCTGAGATTTAGATGGTGATGCAAAGATGATATTGTGGAGGTTAACTATATTGATACCCGTAGAGAACGTACCGTACGAACATACCAATACAGCATTAGTCTCTGTCTCAGTGATTGCACGTATCTCTTCACGTGTATCAGCTGGCGTCTTACCAGATACATAGAATACCTTTCTACCTTCAGCCACCGATGCATTGATTGCCCTAAACAACGGTTCACCATGCTTCTCCACGTATTGAAATAATACTAAGGTGTTACCCTTTAGATCTATGGCTAACTTCTGAATG